ATAAATATATATTTATGTAATGGAATCAATGGAACTCCTGACTTAAGAGGTAGAGTTCCTGTAGGTGTTACAGCTATTCCTGGTGGTGGATCATATCCTGCTCAGACTGATCCATCTCTTGGTAATCCTAATTATGTATTTAATGTACCATTAGGTACAAACGGTATTACATTAACTACAGGACAAATTCCTGCACATTCACATCCTCTTAGTACAGCTACCACTGCTATATCTCCTAACCCTCATACACACGCTATAACTCCTCAAGTACCATTTTCAAGTAGTCAAGTTACTTCTAGTGGAACTGGTTCAACTGGAGCAACAATTCCTGTGAACACTACATTATCAGCAGATAATGTTATATTAACAGCAGCTACAACATTAGCAATAGCATCACAAGGAGGAGGAGAATCACATCCAAACTTTCAACCTGGATTAGGTTGCTACTATATTCAATACAGACCTTAATAAATCAATAACATGGCATATCCATATTTACCAGTAAACCCTTGCTGTACAGACGTAGTTTTAAACACTCCTTGTGGATGTAGTTCTACAATCACTAACACTGGTTGTAATACTAATCTATGTGGTACAAATTTAACTGCCTCTAGTACTATTGTTTATGATGGTCCTGCATTAACTTGTACCACTGCTGAACCATGTGATACACTTAATGTAATCTTACAAAAGATTGATAATATTATATGTAATCTATTAACACAGATTAATACATTAACTACTCAAGTAACTAATATTAATACACAGATAGTAACTATTAATAATAGTATAATTAGTATTAATAATCAGTTAGATGGATGTTGTGTTACAACAACCACTACAACTACAGCACATCCTTGTGAAAACTTCTCATTAGATAATACAGGATTAGAAGCAGTAGCTATAATTATTACTGATTGTACTACACAAAACAAAGAAGCTATTATATTAGCACCAGGAGCTACAAATATTTGTGTTGTAACAGATAGTCCTTTGGTTGTTCCTGGAACTGTTATTGTAACACCAAATGGTCCTTGCAGTCCTTCAACTACTAGTACAACATCAACAAGTAGTACAAGTTCTACCACTACTACAACCACAACAGCAATTCCTTGTGAATGTTTAACTTTTGAGAATACAGATACTAGAACTAATACTATATCATATGTAAATTGTTTAGGTGATCCTGTTGAGTTAGTTCCAATACTTGCTAGTGAAATTATAAATGTTTGTGGATGCTGTGGAATAGCTAGTGATGCGTTAGTAACTATATCAGTGGGAGCTAATTGTATTGATGGAGCTTGTCCTCCAACAACTACCACCACTACAACATGTTCACCTTCATCTACACATCCTTATTCTAATCAACCAATTTATGCAACCGATACAATTCCTAGCACACTTACATTATTAGTTAATGCATGTAATGCAGCAAGTTGTTTACAAGATTTTAGTTGTTCAATTTCTTCTTCTGCACTTGTGTATTGGAATGTTGCAGTACCAGGAATTGGAGATGTAGCATATGGATCTGATACAGGATGCTCTTTAGCATTACCAAATGATGGATATTATGTAATTGATTATAGTGGAACATATACAGTTGTAGAAATAATAAATCATATAATAGTTAGCTTTCCAACGTGCTAAATAAAATTTAATATTATGGCAGATTGCCCTCAAATAAATAATACAACAATAATAGGAACGAGTGCTATCACATACGATAGTACTCCGCTTCCTTGTACAGATGTAAATACTTGTGATGAATTAAATGCGATTCTTGCTAAGTTTGATGCAGTGGTATGTACTGTCACAGCTAATGTGGCTATACTTACAGAAGATATAACAAATATTACAGAAGATGTAATGATCATTACAGAAGAAATCATTAGTATTAATAATCAACTTAATGGATGTTGTCCAACAACTACCACTACAAGTTCTAGTACTTCTACAAGCACTTCTACATCAACTAGTACATCTACTTCTACAAGCACTAGTACATCAACATCAACATCAACATCTACTAGTACATCAACAAGTACATCAACATCAACAAGCACCAGTACATCTACTAGTACAACTACATCAACTACTACAGTAGCACCTACAACAACTAGCACTACTACTAGTGTTTCATTACCATGTTATGCAATAGAGATATACCCTCCAATATTTAATCCAGGAACATATCATGTAGTAGACTATTTAAATTGTTCAGGTGTTTTCCAAGAAGTGATTATTCCAGATGGTGGAACTATGGTAACTATATGTGCAACTTCTATTGTGAATGATAATAATAATGGTATAACCAATCCTTTATTTACTCCTTGTATACTCTAATTTAATAAACCAATAATATGACAGTACTAATAACATTAACCTTAGCTGGGGCTGACACAGGTCCTTTCAATCTTTTTTCAAATCTTGATGCATATACATCAGCATTTGAAACAGGAGTATCTAAAGCATCATTACTTGCAGGATATCCTTCTGCACTTGTTCCTGATTACACAACAATCATTAGAATTAGATCAGTAGGAAATTGTACTAATTTTATTGATATACCATTGTATTTTCCTACTACCACAACTACTAGTACAAGTAGTACAACCACTACAAGCACTACTATTGCTAACACTTGTTATGAGTTCCAAAGTGACCCTTATACCACTACGTTCACAGCAACCTATATTGATTGTGATGGAATTGTACAAACAGTTAGTGATACATGTCTGAGCCCATCTTGTACATATTCTCTTTGTGCAATAGCTGTAACATCTAGTAGTGAAATTATGTCTATTATAGGAGCTTGTACAACATGTGACTCATATGAAATGGTAGGTGTTAGTGATAGTCCTGGGTGTCCATTTTATGTAAACTATACATATACAGATTGTGATGGAGTTGTTCAAACAGGAGGAAGTTTCTCAGTTTCTAGTTCAGAAACTGTATGTGCACAAAGCCCTCCTACAATAACTTGTGGATCTGCAACAATAACTAATTTAGGAACATGTATTCCATAAAAATAATTTAAAAAATCACAGTTTGTTGGTTTTCTGTGTTTTCTCCTAGAGGTAATTTATCTCTGGGAGTTTTTGTTTATAACTAATCTAGTTATAAATAATTAACCCTCTAACTAAAATTATTTGGAATATATAAAAACTATTGTTTATCTTTACGATATTTTTAACTAATATGACTACATATGTCTGAAAATCAAAGTTTGTTATACCGATTAGAAGAGTTGTTAACGCAGAAGAAAAGTAAAAAATTCTATGCAGAGAAATTAGGAATAAGTGAATTTGAAGTGAATGAGCTCATGAAGGAGCTAAAAGAAAAAGATACTGAACCTACAAACTACACAGGAGAACGTAAAGTTAACCTGGAAAAAGGAACAATAGAAAGTACAATTGTAACTGACTATGAACCTAAAGATGATATTGAACTAGCTAAGCTACATAAGATAAACTTAGATAAGTATGTTATAACAAACTACTGGTCTAAGATGCTACCAAGTGGGAAGTTCACTTCCTCAGTCTTCTCAAAGAAGAAAGAAGCAAAAGACTATTCTCCTGAAGACTTTGCTAAGTTTTTAGAAAACTACAAACCAAATAATATAACCACCATTAAACCAGAACATATCTATATTAAAGATCATGTAGATGTGGAAATATCTATAGCTGATTTTCATTTAGCTAAAAGATGTGTAGATGGTGATAATAGTCCTAGTGACAGAGCTTTAAGATATCTTAATGTGGCTCAGTCTTTGATACTAAAGGTGAAAGCTAATTACAATATAAACACTGTAGTGCTTCCTATATCAAATGATTTCTTCCACACTGATAACTATCAAAATCAAACTACACAGGGAACACCACAAGATACTATAATGGATTACCATTCTGAGTATGAATTAGGGTTTGCTGTTCTTGTAGATACTATCAATATGTTAAGACAGCATGCTAATGATGTTACTGTTGTTCTTGTACAAGGTAATCATGATAGAACTAAATCTTTCTACTTAGCACACGCATTAGATATCTATTTTAAAGATGATCATGATGTAGAGTTTATAAGAGAACATAGTGTAATCAAAGCAAAGGTGCTTGGTAATACATTTATTGGATGGCATCATGGTAATTGTAAATTAGATGATCTTCCTTTATTATTTGCAACTCATCCTGACTATAGTCATTTCTTTGGTAATGCAAAATACAGAGAGATACACACAGGAGATAAACATCACTATATGGCTAAAGAAGTCAAAGGAGTGAGAATACAACAAATGCCTAGCTTATCTGGAACAGATAGATGGCACTTAGATAATAACTTTGTACACTCAGTACGTGCAGCTCTTGCTCTAGTTTATGATCCTATACTAGGTAAGATAGCAGAATTTGAACAACGAATATAATTATGGCAACATTAAGAAAATTAGTCAGTGATGTTAGAAGTGTCCACAAGATACTTTCTACAGATAGTCTTATTACAGATAGAGCAATCGCATCTGAGATAAGAAATAACTCTTTGTTATTAATCAAAAGAGAAACCAATCTTAGAAAGCTATGGGCAACTGATACATTGTTCACCACTATTCCTTGTTTGGAAATGTGTGAAGTACCAATTTCTGAATGTTGTAATTATGTAGATGAATGTAGTATAGCTAGAACCACGTTTAAACTTCCACGTATATCAGAAGGTAATTACCAATATGTAATACAAGGAGTTTATTCTATTAATGCGTTAGGTGGTACAGGAAAGAAACTAAAAGAAATTACAGTTAATAGATACATCAATCTATTAAAGCTTCCTATAATCAAGAACGAAGAATACTTCTGGATTACTAATGGATATCTGTATGTAAACAATCCAATGATTAAATCAATTAGATTTGTTGCATTCTTTGAAGAAGATGTACATAATGATATTATGTATCCTGAGTGTGGATGTGGAACTCCAGAATATACAGTAGATGAAATCTGTAAAAACCCATTAGATAAAGAGTTTGCTCTTCCTGGATATCTAGAACAACAAGTCTTAGAATTAACATCTAAAAAACTTCTATCTACATATTTCAATATTAAAACAGATGTAAGTCAAGAAGGAATAGATGGTCAAGCACCAAACTCAAAACCAACTAATTAATGAGGACAAAGATTGATTGGAGAAGTTCTAGTAAGGACAGTTATAATGATTTCTGCAAAAAACATACATCTATTAAACTTACTTATGATGAATGGAGAAATGTGTTATATACATACAATGAATCTTTTAAAGAATACATATTAGAAACAGGTGAGAAGGTAAAGCTACCTTTTGGATTTGGAGAGTTCTCAATAAACAAAAAGAAAAGAAGAAAACTAAAAAACAATATAGATGGTAAAGAGTTTGTCAACTTACCAATCGACTGGCAAAAGACTAGAGAGAAAGGAAAAGTTATATATAACTTTAATTATCATACAGAAGGTTTCTTTTTTGGTTGGATGTGGTTTAAACCCTCAGCACGCTTTAAGAATTCTGATCTTTGGTATTTCAAACCTTCTAGATTAACCTCAAGACTATTATCACACTACTTAAAAACCAGCGACAAGTACCAACATATTTACCGAGAATGGAAAAAATAATGAACTATGTCATATTACTATAAATACAATTTTGTAACACCAGACCCTGTTTACTCAACTGTTAAAGAAGAACTTAAAAGTTATTTCGATACAGGTGCTGTAGATGATCTTTTATTTCCTACCTATTTAGACAAAGCTTTAAAGAAGTTAGGAAGAACAACATATGTAATCAGCGAAGAGGTTCTCTTTATTGATAACTTTGAAGCTAGACTTCCTGATAACTTTTATGCTGTTAGAGAGGCTTGGATGTGTACAGAAGTGGCAGGTTACCCATATCAGTCAGCTAACTCATTCTATTCACAAGCAGCTAGTGCAACAACTATTCAAGTGGCTCCATTAACTATTGGAGGAACTCCTTGTACTAAACCTGGATGTCAAGATCCAGCTTGTAATGGTACATGTATGCCTGTGTTAGTACAAGCTGTGTATAAAACAAATAACACTGTAGCTAGAGGATTTACTCACGAGTATTTACTTAAGCCTGGAAACATATCTGCAAGAATGAATTGTGGTGTGGAATATACAAACAATTGGGACTTCTATGCTGAAGCTCCTCCTATTCATGAGTTCACTCCTGGTGCTGCTAGCTATGACTCATTTGATATTAGAGATAATAAGTTTGTAACTAATTTCAGAAATGGTGTTGTACATTTATTATTCTATGCTATTGAATATGATGAAATAGGAAATCAATTGATTCCTGATAACTATCGTA